CTACAAGTTTTCTACCACTGCCAACCTTGGTGTGTTCTTTGGTTCAGGAGCCCCCACATTGAGTGCGGCACAAGGAAGTTTGTATCTGCGTACAGACGGTAGTACAACCAGCACTAGAATGTATGTCAACACCAATGGAACAACTGCCTGGACTGCTGTTACTACTGCGTCTTAACCAGTGTTTAACTTTGCTGTGATCAAGGCTGTGGCCGCTTAACCCCGATATTCAACAAGTTCAGGAAATGTTTCACGCCAGTTGGTACCACGGCGTGCATCGCAAGATTGTAAAAATCTTTTAATGTTGTGAATTTGTTGTTGCGCACTATCTAATGCAAATAATCCATAGGTCAGTTGTTTCCTATGCTCTATTGGATCAGTAAATCTAGACACATAAAAATTTTGTTGTAGCCAGGCATTTAAATTGTGTAAGTTTGCATGATTCAAAATTCCAACTGATGTATTGACTGCAAACATGCAATTATGCGGAGCATTATCAATGTACCATTGTAAATTAGTTTTTACATCTGACCATTTTGCTGGATATCGCTGGTATTCAAAGCGTTGATCAATGTCGTCAATGCTAAAATCCAATTGCACTAACTTGAACTGTTGCCATAAATCCAACAGTGTTTGATCAGGGATAATTGTTGCATTTGTATTGTAGTTAATATGCACTTGATCTTTGTTTGGTAATGCTTTTAAAATTTCCACATGCGTTTTACTCAGCAAAGGTTCCCCGCCGTTGAAATGCACGTATCTCAGTGTGCTTAAATCTAATTCTTTCCAGAATTGATTGATCACTGTTTTTTTATCTAAGTTTGGAAGATTTAATTCTTGCTTCCATACACTGCTGTTGCTAGGACCACATATCACACAAGCAAGATTACATAGATCCCCAGTCCAGTAATCCATGCGTATCATTTCCACAGTGTCATTGTTGAGATTGTTGTCTTGATACCAAATATTTGCACCTTGTCGGCGACTGGACATCCCTTGATCTTCGGCATTTTTACAATTAACACACGCTGTTGGAAATTGCCCATTTTTCCAAGCAGTGCGGACTGTTGTCAAATATTCATTGTTAAAAAAATTAACTGAACTTACTGGTTCGGCTGTTGAAATACAGCACGACGATATCGACAATTGATTTTGTTGATTAACAATGTTTATATTTTTAAAGGCGTCGATACAGGTATTCATTGCCCAGTTTTGATCTTGCCCAACAACTGCTTGAGTTTGGCGCTTTGCACATCACCTGACACTTTGGCTGTGTCTACACTGGATGCTGAACTTTCCCATGGTGGGGTGTCTTCACTTGTAGCAGTAGGGCTAACTTGACTGCGGGCTTTGATGGAATCCATGATTGATACGGATGGTTTCTTTGAATAAGTGTCGCCATCTTCTCCGCCTTCATCAGTAATGCGCATTGTTTCAATGTTGTACTCCAGATCAATTTTTTGACCAACGCCGGTCGAGCTTCGAGACTTCATACACTGTATCTGATACTTGCCACGCTCTTTCATGGCGCGACTTGTAAAGATACCAAACACATTGTCTGCTGTGTTGATCTTTGAAATACCGCCACTAATGTGGCTGTGATCAAATTCAATTTCTTCTACAGCCGATCGATTTAACTGTGACGCTGTTACCATCAAGAATCCCAGTTCTTTAGCCAAGTTACGCAGTTCTTCACTCACATACTTGTCTTTCACAAACAAGTCATTGGGCGATACTTTTGCACTCACAGGCATCAGCAAGTCCAAGTAGTCAATCATCACAAAGTCTACTTTTTTACCTGTTTGGATTTGATACTCTTTCAAGTATGCACGTATGTCGTTGATGTTGCTTTGTGCTGGCAGGCCTTTGACTTGATAGTTGCCTGACTTCTTGGCCACCAATTTAACTTTGAGTTCTGTGGTGTCAATGTCCTTGCGAATGTCCTTGGTGCTCATGTTGGTTAACATGGCATCTGTTCGCAAACTTGTGAGTTCTTCTGAAAGTTCCAGTGTGATGTACACACCGCTCAAGCCTTGTTGCAACCAATTCAGTGCAATGTTCATCATGACCAAGCTCTTGCCTGATCCTGATCCGCCGGCAAAGATATTGAGTTCACCTCTACTGAAGCCGCCATACAACAATCTATCCAGTTGTGGCCAGCCTGTTGATACTTGTCCGCCTGAGTTGAAATACTTTTCAATACGTGCCTTGGGATCACCAAAGTAGTCTGTGCCCATGTCCTTGGTCAGGGATATTTGTACTGCATCCTTGATTAACTTTTCTACAGGCTCAAAGTCGCCCTTTTCCAGCATGTCTGCGGCTTTTAAAATAGCACGTTCAAGTTCTTGACGTTTGGTAAACTGTTCAAACTCGCCCATGAACCAGTCAAAGTGACCTTCGTTTAGATCAGGCACTGCTTGTAGTCGGATACCTGTGGTGGCACTGATCTGTGTGCGATCTGGCAGAGTCTTGTGCTTGTCTGAATGTTCTTTGATAAACTCGGCCGCAGGTCTCAAACTCTTGTCAAAGTTCTGCGGGTTGTAAATGTTCTGCACACGCACATAGCTCTGTGCATCTTCCAACATCATTTCTAAAAATAATCGTTGAACGTCAAGTCCGTATTCTTTTAACAAGTGCTGTGTTCCTTAGTGGTGTTTTGACAGTATCAATAAAGTTTTTTATCAATAAACTTCATACATGCATTGGCAAACAATGTATGTACATTATCATTATCAACATGAAAAAATGGTCTTTGTTTATTACCGTGGTACCATAAATTTATTGCTAATTCATTTGTTTGATGTTCTACCAATAAGTTTTCTACATAATTACCGTTGATCAACGTTGTATAATCTTGTTTGTGTTCAAAACCACCTAGACTGTAGCAAAAAGGAATGTTGTTGATTTTCAAATACATTAAACAAAAAGAAATATAAAAATAGTTTTTAAGTTTTTCAAAATTGTCTGATGCAGCCAATAGTTGCCATTGATTTATCATGTCTAATTGCTTTTTGTCAATGTCATAGTTGTTTGTAGTATAGCGTTTTTTTTGATAATCTGCAATTTCTTCGATTGAAAAATCTTGAGGAAATACTGATGCATCCTTGTCTAGTTCATATCGTCCATGAGTAGTAAAACTTAAAATTACAAACTGCGGTTGTGTTTTGATTCCTTGCAATAGTTGCAACAAAATCATAGCATTGCTACATCCGCCATGCGCCAAGTTGCATATTTCAATATCTGCAGATTGCGCCAGCATCTTTTCGGACCAATGCAGTCCAACATAATCTGGATCAGTGATACAATAGCTGTCGCCGCAAATCAATACTTTCATATTGAAACTTTCTTAATTAATTGTTTTTTTCGTAATTCGATTTTAATTCTACTGGTCTCTCTTGATTGCATTATAGTTAGCAAGGCACCTAATCGGCCCAACTTTATCACAGCATCGTTGACATCTTTACAACCTTTGGGCCAGTCTGGTATGCTCACAGCCCAACCCAGTTCTAGTGCGCGATCAACAAGCTCAACGCCTGCCTGATCTTGATCTGGTACCACTGTTATCTGTTTGTCTAAACTGCGTATCAGTCTTGCTTGTGCATCACTGATAGTGTTGTGCATCACTGCCACGCCACCTATGCTGAGTGCATCAAAGATGCCTTCGGTTACTATCACATGTTGCCAATCAGACTGTTGCAAATCTGTACCAAATACATAACCCAGTTGACTGTCGCTGATAAACTTGGGTTGCCGGTCATCTAAAAATCTACAGGTGTATCCCACAATCTTGTTGTCATAGGTAAATGGTATTACCACATGCAATCTTGTCCAATGTACCCCGTCATTTTCTATCTGTACCATGACAGGGAAGTCAGCAGGCACATGTCTGCCACGCACATAGTCCCAATAAAATTCATGCTCGGGAGTCAACAGTTCAGCAAATGGTGGCAAATCTCGTTCTTCAAACGACACACCACTAAGTGTGTTCCACATTTGTTGCCGATCTTCTAGTATGCCATTGATGCTTCGATGCCGTAGACTTTCTAGGTTCAGCATCTCTATTTCCATCTCTGGAACATTCATCCATCCCAGGAGTCGTCGGGCTTTGTAACTTACGCTACGACCCAAGATAAAACTGGCTGTGTAACTGCAATTGAAACAGTGATAACTCCACCCTGCTTCACTGGCTTTGAGTCCGCCACGTCCTCTTCGATCCTGTGTTGATCCATTGTGCTGACAGCATACCGCATTGAAACTCAACCAACCTGAGGGCGTCTGTTTCTTTTTTGCAGGTAGATAAGCAAGGATATCAAACATCTGTACAGTGTAACAGATTTGTCACGCAAACGCAATGCTTAACGATAAAAAATATTGGTAACGTAGCCAGTTGTAATCAGCACAGTCACAGCCTGTGCTTCAGTGCCGCCAAAGTTCAAGGGCAGATATCCAGATCCACCATTGGTCACAGTGATTTGACCAATGCCGCTGGGACCTGTAAATGGCGCACCAATGGCAGTTGCTCCAGCACCATTGCCCAGAATCTGCACACAAGGTGCAGCCATGTATCCTGAGCCAGCATTGTTCACAGCAATACCTGTAACAACACCGTCTACTACTGTGGCAGTTGCCGATGCACCATAACCTTGGCTGTTGTTGATGCCCAGGCGCAACAAGGGATGGAAGCCTGGCACATTGATGTAAAAAGTCCCTGTTTCGTCAAAATATTCACGACTCTCGGTCACATCAACCCAAACAGCTTCGTAGTCTTGCGCGGCCTGTACTTTGAGTGTGCCAGTGTAGTGTACTAGATCATACTTGATTGTGGTCAAGCTGGCACCTGTAGTGTTGATGTAGCTTGAGTAATATTCAGTAAGATAATGGGTGCTCAATGGTTGTGGATTCAGTGCCCAGTCTGGCCAAGAACTTGGGCCTGCCTGTGGCCAGGAGTTTTTGCCGTTTATTGTGGGTATGGTCACTGGTTGACTGGCCACAAACTGCGGCAAAACGCTATCTACAATATCACAGTCTGCTCTAGCACCAGCGTTGTCATCTGTAAATGCTGCTTGTACATAGTTGCCTTGTGTGCGCTCAATGCTGTAACTGCCAGGTTGCGCTAGGATGTTGATGGTGTCTGCTGTGTCCAGCACAACTTTGACTCGACCCAAACTGGCACTAAGTACAGTCATGTCTTTTTCAAGTAATAGTTCATCACCAGTTTGGTTTAGCAGTCTAAAGCGGAACGTGCTGCCTGTGACGTTTACAGGTTTTTGGTCCTGGTTGATGAATTCAAACAACAGCACGTTGTCTACACCTTTGTTGACAGTTAAAGTTTTTGCGTACACTGGGTCATACCTCGCAGTAAAGTATCCACCACTGGTGTCAATCAAAAGTACCCGAATGATTTGTTGATATAAGTAAGCAGTGGTTGAATACATAGGATCCTCAATACGTATTTATGGGTAATAACATCTTTGAAAAACTGGCGGAAAAATATCCCTTTATAACTCTTTGCATTTATGCAAGCAATGAGTATATTGGAGTAGTTCAAAACAGGGACGATGCTGTTACAACCATCTACGACTTTGGCGCCGTACTCACCCAAGATGACAAACTGGAGTTCTTGGAACTGGCCAACACTTGGTGGTGGGAAAGCAATAGATCAATACCCATCAACATATTTCTACGTGGAGATTGGGAAAAGTTTCGCTCAACTCTGCGCACATTCTCAAACAAAGATCTCGAAATCTTGCATGGGCCTGTGTGCAGTTTAATAGATATTGCTCGAAAAAAGTCAAAGAGAAAATCAATTACCTTGGTTCGCCGTATCGAGTAAGTTCATGTGCAGTGATACCAAGGCAGCATAGCTCACAGCATGTGACTTTTTGAATGTATATCCACGCGATTCATCACCGTCCCACACACTGGCAAACACTTCATCCCAGGGCTTACGTTGCAAGTGTGCTTTACCCGGTCTAATTATGCTAATAAATGCAGCCATCCTGGGTATGGAGTCAGGTTGCATTGTGGCCAACAAATCCAAATAATTGCCCACGTGTACCAACTGACTGGCCCAGGGTCGGTCTGTCCACAGTCTTGACCATGGAGGTGTTGCTGACAACATGGTTTCGTAGTGTGCAGGATCTTGGATCAACTGATACACACTCATGTTCAACAAGTCAATTTTAAAGTAGCCACGCTGTTCTGCAGTTTCATAGTCTATGGCAGCACACCCATGTTCAGGATCCTGCGGAATGTCTGTGATGTAGATGCCTGAGTTGTGACGTCGTGGCCGACCATCCACAACCTGTCTAGCAGGTGTGTGCCGAATCAGTTCCAATATCTTGCTACGATCCGGAACATCAATGTCAATGTCTGCGCTCATGTTCTACACAGTGCTACAACAGTTTTCAATTGTTCTTCAGCCTCACGCACAGCACCCATGGCATCTGCCACAGCAGGATACTGTTCAGCTATGGCACGTGCTTCTTGTTCTTCTTGCATCTTTTTACGTGCCCAATCTAATATCTGTTCAGCTTCGGGATTCAGTCCAACATAATACTGACCTAGATTAATTGGTTGCCAACTGGTGCCGTTGTACAGTTCTAATCGTTGATTGCTGGTGTTGTATTGTAATTGTCCAACCCCCATGTAATTACTGTTGTTGATGTAATTACTACCAGCACCGCCGGTGACTGCAATGTATTTTCCAGTTTGACTAATGTTTCCTATCATATTACCATCCTGCTTGTTTCAATATTAGTTTTGCGTATTCAGCATCTGCGGTATAGTCTGCGAACTTTTTCTGCCACACATCTGAATCTATGTAAGGCCATATCATGGCCACTTGGTCGGCTGTGAGTTCACCCAGAAACTTTTGTCCTGATTCGCAGTTGTATATCACCCAAGGACTGATGCGTCCAGTTGTCACAGCATAGCACATGGCATGAGTGCTGCCGTAACGCAGGCAATCATGTGCCGGTGCTGAGTGTTTTTCTGACCAGTCTATGCCAAACTCCACTGCTCGTGCCAGAGCGTCTGTCACTGCTTCTACCTTCAAATAATCTAATAGATATTCAGTGTAGATTTTATCCGATCCCCAGTTGTCAATCTTTTTGTTGTGTTTCAGCAACCACTCTGTGAACTGTCTGGGATTGATTGCCCGAGTAGCCACACAGTATCTACCAAACTTCACAAATGCTCGGTAGTAAGGTGAGTCTGCAAAGTCATCAAATGTTTTGAGCCTAGCTGAACCTTGCACAATCTCATAAAATCTCAAGTAGGATTGAAAGCCCAGTTCTACGCCACGCTCTGCACG